CGCAGTCAGGAAGCGTGCCCCGCCGACGCTGACCAAGCGCTCGCATTCCCCGTCATCGAACTCGGCCAAATCGCCCGGCTTGAACTCGACGCCCTCGGCGGTTGTCATGTAGCTTTTCATCAATACGCGCATCGCTGCTTTTCCCTTTCCAAAAACAAATTGAGCCTCACACCCTACGCAAACAAAAACGCCGGACCGCGAGGCCCGGCGTTCTGTAGTAGATGGCGAGACGCTGCGATCAGGACGCGGCGTTAACGAACAGCTTCACGCTGCCGCCGTTGTCGATGAAATTGCCGCCCGAACGCATCCAGGCCAGATAGCCGATCTGGCCGAGCTTGGCATAAGCGGAGTCATCGAAACGGAACATGGTGACATCCATAACGTCGCGGATTTTGTAGAACGAGAAATCGCCGAACGCGATCGACTTGGCCGAGGCCGCCATCACGGCAACGTCCTGGTTGATCTGGATCGGATAGCCGAGCAGGCGATCCGGCGCACCGCCAGGCGACTCCTGCTCATAGCCGGGATTGAAAATCGGCCGGTTTTGGGAATCCAAGATCTTGCGGATCTGCTTGACCGATCCATCGTTCATCATGAACCGGCAATTGCCGAGCGCGCGATAGGCCGGATCGACCGAATGCACCAGGTCGATCAGCGAGGTGTAAAGGATTGTCGTGACCTGGCTGGTACCGTTGCTCGCGGTGACGCCCGTGGTCGCCGCCGTGATGATGCCGTTGGGCTGCGCCGTACCCGTTCCCGTGGTGAAATGGGTGTTGGTGATACGGCCGAGCCTGGTTGTCAGGCGCTGGCGCACGAACGCCTCGACGTCGATCTGACTGTCCTGGATCAATTCGAACGGCACCGCGACGATCTTGGACGAATACTTGTAGACCGACAGCGTGATCGCGGTGAACACCGGATCGGCTGCGGTCGCCGTGACGTTCTGCGCGATGATTTCGCCGGTTTCCGCGGTGCCATCCGAGGCCGGAAACGAAATATCGTTGCCCATCTCGGTCTGAAACACCTCGGCGACCGCGCGCATGCCGCCGAACGCCTTGAGCGCGTCGAGCAGCTGCTTGGCGACCGTGGTCTGCACGGTAAAGCCGCCCTGGCTGCCCGTGGTGGTCGACATGGTGTTGCGGACAATCACCCGCTCCTCGTTGGTCAGGCCATTCGAGCCCTCACGCAACCACTTGGCGAACATCGCCAGGCCGGGATTCTTCTGATCGTGCGCGAGCTGGTCGGCCCGGCCAGAGATCGCATCGACCTGCAATTGCTCGGCCGAGATCGCCAGCGACGCCTCAATGTTGCGGATCTGGGCCGCGATCGCGTCATGCTCGGCCATCAGAGCATTCCAGACCGGCTGGTCGACTTCCGGATTCCAATTCGACTTGGCGGCGTGCTCGTTGACAGCCTTGGCTTTCGCCGTGCGCTGCTCGCGTAGTGCTTGGATGCTATGCATCGGAGCTTTTCCTTTTAGCCATGTGGGAAGGCACCGCCCCGAGGTTTCGGTGCGGCGTTAGTCTGACTTGCGCAGCGCGCTAGGCAGTCGTCAGGAGCCGCGCGGCGGTAATGCGCTTGCGCTGCTCGGTTTCGGCGGTCGCCTTGGCGGCGATCTCGGCCGCGGCATCTGCCGCAGCCTGCACGGCCGCAGCGGTCGCCGCTGCAGCCAAATCGGTTTCGGATTGCGCCGGCGCCGGCGGCGCTTTTTCGAACGCCGAGAGATCCCAGCGCGCGCGCGCCTCGACCTTCGCCTTGTCCTTTTCCGGCGCGATTTCGTCGGCGAGGCCGGCGTCGATCGCATCCTGCGGCGTGAACCAGGTTTCGGCGCGGATCATGTCGACGAATTCATCGGCGGTTTTCTTGCCGGCGGACCGCTTGACATAGGCCTCGACCAGCTGGCCGTCGATTTTCTCGAGCAGCTCGGCGGTCGCCAGGAATTCGTCGGCGTTACCGAAACCAAAACTCCAGGCCTTGTGGATCATCATCATCGATCCAGGCGCCATGATCACCTTGTCGCCGGCGATCGCGATGATCGAGGCGATCGAGGCCGCATAGCCGTCGACATGCACAATGATCTCGCCGTCATATTCGCGCATCGCCTGCGCGATCTGGACGCCGGCGAACACGTCGCCGCCTGGCGAATTGATCCGCATATGGACTGTTCCGCTCATCCCCTTGAGCGCGCGCGCCACGGTCGGCGCAGCAACCCCGCCATACCATTCGGCCTCGATCTCGCTCGAGATGATGACGTCAAAGATCTCTATGACGTTGCCGGCGCTCGAGGCCTCGGCGCGGAACGTGCCGCGCTTGGCATTGGCGCGGTACAGATTCAAAAGCCGGTTATTCATGTTGCTGGATCCTGCTGCTGCTGTTGCCCGTCGTCGGGATGCGGCGCGGCGGCGCCGGGATTGACGCCGAGCGCGTCGTCATTGGCGTCGCTGCCCTTTTTGAGCCGCAGGATCCGGCGCGCCTCATTCGGCGACATCATGCGGGTTTCGCCGGCACGGCCGACGCCGATCCGCAGCGCCTGCATCAGCGTCTGCGTGTCGGCACGCTCGAGATCCGACGTATCGAATTCGGCGACGCGCGTCGCGGTCTTGAACAGCTTGCGGTTGATCTCGACCTCGGCCTTGTGGATATGCTGGCGCAGCGAGTAGCGGACAAAGCCCTTGCCCATCGACTCGACGCCGGATCCGAACGAGGTGGTTTTTTCGGTATGCCCGATCATGAAGGGCGGCACGCCATAGGCGCGCGCGATTTCCTCGACTGAAAATTTGCGCTGCTCGAGCAGCTGCATGTCGGATGCCGAGATTGACAGCGCCGACAGCTTCAATCCGGAATGCAGCAGCATCGGCCGATGCGCGTTTTCCGGCGTTCGATGCCGCTCATCGATCAGCGCCTGCAGCTCGGCCACCTTCGGCGGCTGCAGCTGCGCATCCGTCGTTAGCGCGTAATCCGGCCGCGCGCTATTGGCAAAGAACCGCGCCGCATATTCCTGCTGCGCCAGCCCGATCGCGCCGGCCTGGCGCAGCGAATAGCGCAGCGGCGACATGCCGCGAAAGCCGTTGAAACCAAAGCCGGGGATATGCAGGACATCGTCCTGGTCGAGGATCTGCACCCCGCCGACCGGCGCGCCGAGGAAAAATTCCGGTTCGATCCGATAGATTAATCGCGAGCCATCGCCATAGACGCCGACCAGCACGCGCCAGGGATGCACCGGCTCGAGGCCGATCGGCCGGCCGGCACGATCGCGCTTGATGATGGCAATGCCGTCGCCCTCGAACAGCAGCGACGACATCAGATATTCCCAGCCGGTCGAGGACGCCCAGCGCGGCGACATTTCCTCGTTGAGGATCCAGTGCAGATCATCATCGAACACGCGATCGCGCTCGCCGTCCTTTGGGTTGACCCGATAGATATTGACCGGCATCGCCATGATCGCGCCGGCGACCAGGCTGACGCAGGCATGGATCGCGGTCGACATCATCGCGGTTTCGCGCGACGGCGCCGGCAGGCCGGCCATCGTGTTGTTGCCGAAAAGATCGTTCCAGGCATCCGAGCCGCGCGTGATCGTCGGCAACGAATACTTGCCGACGTTCTGCACGGCGATCGCCGAGCTCGAGGCCGGCGCCGGAACGATCGGCCCGGTGATACGGTTGCGATGCGTGCTCAAAGCAGGACCAATCCAGGTTGCATGACAGATTTCGACGTGGTCGCAACGCCGACACTCATCGCCAGCGAAACCATGCCGTCGATGCGCGTCGTCGCCTTATCCTTGGCAAACATGCGATGCCCCGAGCGGTTTTCCTCGTAGACCACGCCGCCGGCGCACATGCGCATCACCGGGTTAGGCTGGATCACAATCCGCTTTTCGAGCAGCGCGGCCTCGAGCTTGTTGATGCTATCCGGCATCCACAGCACGATGTCGTCGGCGCCGGTTTCCTTACCGTACTCGCCAGGCCGCTCGCCCATCACCCGCCGCTGAAAGCCTTGCGGATGCACCTCGACCGGCAACGACTGCCCTTTTTCGCCGAGCGCTTCCTGCAGCTGCTCGAGTCCGTACTGGTCGCCGCCGATCATCACCGGCGCATAGCGCGCATTGAGCGACAGCAACGCGTCCGCAAGCCAGGAATACTTGATCCGCGGTCCCGGCACCGCCTCGAGCTCGCCGGCGGCCGCCCAAATGTCATATGGCGCCCGGTCGACCTTGGCGCGCTCCTTGATCGTAGCGGCCGGCGTCCAGAACCAGGTCTTAGACGCGAAGCGCCACTGATCTTTCGTTGCCTCGAGCAGCCAGGTCAGCGTGAACGCCGTCAAATCCTTGGTGCGCGACAGATCGAGGCCGCCGAAACACGGAAAGCCGGCAGCGCAGAGCGCGTCCGGATCGACATCGCCCTCGCACGCCATCCAGGTCGCGCGCGGGATTGCCGAATTTTCCGACTCGGTCCACTGGCAAAAATGCAGCCGGCGAACGAGTCCCTCTTTCGAGGGCATCCCGCGCGCTTCCTGCACCTGCTCGCGGATAAACGGAAACTGGATCGAAACGCCGAGATTTGGATTCGCCTTGATCCAACACGACTCATCCCCGAACGGATCGTCGCCCTCATCCAGCGACGCCACGAACGCAAACCAGGCGTCGTTCTCGACTTCGCCCTTGAGGATCTGCGCCGAGTAGTCGTGCTCCTGGCCGCAAACCGTCTTTTTGTCGAAACCGGAGTTGGTGATTTCGAATAGCAGAGCTTCCTGGTTGCCCTTGGTGCCGGCGCGCATCATCTCGATCACGGAATTGTCGGGATGCTCGTGCACCTCATCGATCAGCGCGCAGTAAGGCCGGATGCCGCTCTTGCCCTTTTTGTCCGACGATATCGGCTTAAAGAACGAATTGACGCCCGGCATTTTGGTGTTGAGCTCCCAAACCGGATTAGCGCCTTTCGGTTTGAGGCGACGCCGCAACGCCGGCGAGCGCTCCCACATCGCAACCGCGTCGCGGAACAGGATTGCGGCCTGGTCCTTGTCGGTCGCGGCGGAATAGATTTCCGCGCGCAGCTTGCCGCAGCCGAGCATGGTGTAATGGCCGATGCCGGCAGCGAGCGGCGACTTGCCGTTGCCCTTGCCGATCTCGGTATAAGCGCGGCGGAAACGCCGAAAGCCTTGCGCGTTTTTCCAGCCGAAGATCGAACCGACAATGAACGCTTGCCAGGGCTGCAGTTCGAACGCCACCGACAAGGTCACCACCTCGCCGAATTCGTCCTTGTCCTCAACCTCGACGGTTAGAACGTCGCGAAAGAACCCGATCACCCGCTGCGCGGCGCCGACATCGAACCAAAGGCCGCGCGCGCCGCCGGTTTCGATATCGCGCAGATGACGATCGCACGCCATGCGCACCAGCGGCCCGGCGACGATTTCGCCGCCGACCACGGCACGCGCATAATCGGTCGCCTCGTCTTCGCAATCCTGGTCAAGCGCTAAGGCGCTCATCGGTCGACGCCTCGGCGACACAGCGCTCGGCCAGGCGCGCCGCCGCGACCGCTTCGAACGTGCGGCCGTCGCCCTCGAGCGTCGCCGCAAGCCCGGTGAAGTTTTGCCAGCGCTTCACGTCGATATCGACATAAGGCGGATTGAGCTCGATCGCGTAGCACTTGCGGCCGGTGATTTCGGCAGCAATCAGCGTCGTGCCCGAACCCGAGAACGGCTCATAAACCGCCTCGCCCGGCTGCGAATTGTTTTCTATTGGCCGCTTCATCGCCTCGACCGGCTTTTGCGTGCCGTGCCCGGTTTCAGATTTGACGTGCTCAATGTTCCAGACGGTCGACTGCTTGCGGCCGCCCTCGTAGTGACCGCGCTCGCCCTCGCGCACGGTATAGCTCGCGACCTCGTGCTCCGGGACGAAATGCCATTGCTCGTCGGCGCCGTCCTGGACGGCATAGAAGCACGGCTCGTGCTTGAAATGATAATCGCCGCGGCCGAACACATGGCGCTGCTTGACCCAGATGATGTGCGCGCGGATCTTGAACCGGCAGGCCTCGAGCGAATTAGCAACCGCGCCGCAATGGCTGCCGGCGTGCCAGATATAGGCGACGACGCCAGGAAACAACGCCCAAGCCTCACGCCAATCGGCGCGGTCGTCGTTGAGCACAACCCCGAGCGCGCCATCCTTCGACGGCCGATGCTCCTCGCGCCAGGCCGGCTCGTACTTCACGCCATAGGGCGGATCGGTCACCATCAGATGCGGCTTGGCGCCGGCCAGCACGCGCGCGACATCGTCCGGGTTGGTCGAGTCGCCGCAGGTCAGGCGATGCCGGCCGAGCAGCCAGACATCGC